CGAGCATGTTATAGGCCGCATCAGATGTGGATCCGCCTGGGATGACCATGGCCCTGGGCCGGAAGATCGCTGTCTGCGGGGTCACCTGCCGGATCGTGGTGTCGAAGGTCTCCGGGACCATGAACCCCATGCTCGGTCCGTTCCCCAGGCTCACATCGCGCCGTTCCAAACCGACACCGCCATTGAAGCGGATTTCCTTCAAGAAATCCCCGAACGATTTGATCTCATTCGGGCCCGGATTCTGTGCGTGGCTCAAGACGGTACCGGCCTCGAGGGCCTGCAGCCGCTCTTCCCGCTCGATTTCCGCGGTACGGTTCTGGACTTCGGTCTCCATTGCCTTGTACTGCGTTTCCTCGTCGGCGGTCAATTTCTTGTCCGCACGAGTCTCCTGCAGATTGAGAAGCGCCCGCATCTTGTCAATGACGGCCTGGCGTTCCCGTTTCATAGCATTAACATCTTTCGGCTTCGGCATAGCATGCCCCTTTCTTAAATAAGGTTGAGATTGAGTTTTCGTTTATTCATTTCGATCATGCGCGACCGGATATCGTTGTCCGATTGTTCGCGCTGCCGCTTGATTGATTCCTGATATTCCGCATAATCATCCTTCGCGGTCCTTGCGCTGATGGATGTATCCTGATATGCGGGGAATGCCGTAGGGCTGATCTCCTGGCAATCCACTTCGATCAGCGTGCGGACCACGTTCTGGGGATCCGTTTCGTCCCATTCCTGCTTGACGGCGTTGAAAGAAAAGGACATTCCGTCGACATCGCGCCGCTCGATGGAAACAAATCCATCCCGGCCGATCTGCGTATCCGCGATATTGAGCTCGAAACGCAGCCCTTTATCATCCTCTTTGAGCTTGAGGGACCCGTTCCCGGTGGATCCGAGCACATAATCCCGGTTATGGTTCCAGAGTGCCCGGATATTGTTATCACTCGCCGAGATGGTATTTTTGAAAGCACCGGCACGGATTTTCTCACGGAAACCCCAGAGCGGTACCGAGAGGGATTCGAAAACGGCCGCATACCCGGTGACGATCATTTTTCCTTCCGGTGTTTTCCGCGTCTCAATTTCCGTCATTTTGAAATAACTGCGTGTTAATGGCATATCATGCCCCTTGGGTTGTTGCCGGGGCCGTCGGGCCGCCGGCGGGTGATTTGACGCTATCCAAAAGCGCTTTCGCATTCACCATATTCATCGGATCCATATAAACTTGTCCCTGACCATTTGGCAGCGGATTGCGGTTTTCGAGTTCGTTCACATCGTCCGCATTCATCCATCCCCACATCCGCGCGATCGCATAGGCCTGGTACCGCTCGAGCAGCTTGCCGCGGAGCAATCCTTCGGCGATGAATTCAGCGTTTGTTCCATCATCGGTAATTAATTTGCTTTTGAATTCCTGTTCCCATTGCACGAAATACGGCCGCATGGTATAGGTGATGAATCCGGACGTCATTTCCTCAATGCCGGTCCCCCAGCTGGTGCTCTTGTCCGTCTCCTGGATCAAATGAAGGGGAACATTGAATATGCGGGCGATTTCCCTGACTGCAAAGGAATTGGATTGGAGATATTGGGCATCTTCCGGAGGAAGGCCGACGCGTTCGAATTTTGTTCCCTCTTCCAGGAGCATGATGCGATGGGCCCCGCCGAGACCGCTGTATTTATCGCCGATCTTTTGTCGAAGGGATTCCTCGGATACTTCCTTTGAAAATTTGAGGCCCGATAAAATACCGGCAGGGTTCGTGCCGGCCCCGAAAGTCTTTGATCCAAATTCCCTGAGTGCCATCGCATAGCCGACGGTTTCACGGTGGATCCGGATCGGCGACATCCAATTGTCCGAGCTGGTCGAAAGCGCCGGGAAGACAAGCACCTGGTAAGGCCAGAGCATTTTAGTCTGTCCATCGATCACGACTTCATAAATGAGATTTTTCTTTTCGGTACGCTTCGGTGTGACCTTCCAGGGCGGGATGGGCCAAAGGGCGACGATATTCCCTTTGGAATCGAATTCGATTTCCGATATGCCGGCACCCCAGAGGTTCTGATGAACGCTGGTCAATGCGCGCCATTGGAAAGATGTCTGCTCGGAATTCGGGCGATCGTGCAGGAGTTTATAAAGGGGATTTTCCTTTGCACGTTTCTTGCCGGGATTTAAATCCGTGAAGGTGACCAGGGGAAGGCTCGCCAGGGTCCAGGCAATGAGTCTTACGCAGGAATAAACCGACGAAACCCCGAGCGAATTTTCCTGATTGACCCGGGTGCCGGCATTCGTCAGCTCGCCGCCGAGCATGTTATAAAGCCATTCGGGCGGATTGCGCAGGCTGACGATTTCCAGATTGGAAGGTGAGGAGCGCTTTTCGAAAATGGTTGCGGAAAGGAAACCCATTATTCAACCTTCTTGATAAGCCGCTTATCGATCATGACCTTTTTTGTTTTCGGAATCCCCGCATATATCAGGAGAATTCCGCCGATAATCGGGGCGGCCGGCGGATAGATAGCATGAGCGCCGGCGACAATGCCGCAGAAACCGAGGACCAGGAAGGCATCCTGCAGGATGGATCTGATTTTTTTTTGAGGAAATTTCATTTGGGCTGCATAAAAAAGACACCATGATGCCATGACATCATGGTGTCAAATTTTGAGCCCCGCAGTGATCAGCTGAGGAACACCTTCTGCTGCTTATAGTATAATATTCGAATATTGGTCTGGATGATTATTTGATTATTATTATTATCTTATTTCAAGTTCCTCGCGGATTGCCTTTTCATAGTTGTCCTTCATCGGTGCATGACCGTTCAGCATGAGATTCAGATAAACCGGGGTAACACCGACCTTCCGCGCCAATACCCGGCGGTCGATCTTCTTTTCCTTGATCTGCTTTTTCATTTCTTCTTCTTTGGACATTGGTCCTCCTATGAAGTTTATACAAAGAATACCCGGCCGCCGGTAACCGGCTTTGCCATTATTGCCCGGACATGTGCATTTATTAAAGCGGCTATAGGGTCGATCCTGCCGCGGGATTTTCTTTTGTTTAAGAGGATATTCTGGTTCCGATCGGTCTCATCAGCGATCGCATTTGATATCGCCCAGGTCAGAACTGGATCGTTTTCATGGACGATTCTTTTCTGATAAGTCATTTCCCTAAAATTTTTAGTCGGTTCGGAAAGGGTTTTTATCCCCTGGATGATTTCAACGACCGTATATCCCTCATCCATTAAATCGCTCGAGATTGCCTGGGCTCCCCAGGGATCCATGCAGATCTCCGCTATCGCCCATTCGTTTTCTTTGGCTTTCTCGATCATCCATTTCTTGACATGCCGGTAATCGACTGCGGCCCCCTCGGTCACGGTGATCCATCCCTGGTTAATCCAGAGATCATAAGGAACTTTGTCGGTTTTTCTTTTTGCATCCAATGTTTCGAGCGGCATGAAGCTATGGGAGAGCACATAATATTTATCATTGAGCGGGAATTCAAATCCGACGCTCGTAAGGGCTATTTTCGAGCTTAAATCTATTCCTAAATAGCAAGTTTTCCCTTTTAAAATCGGATATAGAGGAACCTTTGACCCGCATAAGGCCCATTTTTCCGGGGTCAAATAGGTACTTTCAGGCTGATGGATCCATAGATCCATATGCTTGGTGAGGAAATTCCGCATCTTTTCCGGGGCCTCGAGCGCCTCTTCGAGCTTTTTATGCAGGTAATCACGGCCCTCAGGATAGCTGCAGATGATCGGATTGGCTTTTGCCCAGGTTTTTTCGTCCTTGATATCATCGACCAAGACCCCTTTTTCGTCTTTATCAAGCTCATTTACCATCACAAAATAGCTATCGATATTCACCGGGACGTCCGGATTGAGGATCTTGGAGACCAGATCATATTCCACGCGATAACAGGGATTGTTCAGATCGAAACCGGCGGTCGTTATAATGCCCAGGAGAGGTTCTGCCCGGGCACCCATGCCGCTATCGATAATATTATAAACATCATCATCAAGGTGAGCATGGTATTCATCGATAATCCCGCATTGCGGATTTAATCCATCGCCGGTTTTACGGTCCTCTTCGGAAAGGGGTCGCATGACGGATCCGGACCTCTTATGAAGGATTCGGCCATAGGCAATGGTGAATTTTCCCTTCAATAATTCGCAGTTTGTCAGCATAGCGACGGCTTCATCATAAACGATTTTTGCCTGTTCGGTTTTTGTTGCGGCAATATAGACTTCATTTGCCTCGGTTCCGGATGCATCGAATGCCATAAGCTCATAGGTCCCGACGCATGCCAGGCTCTGGCTCTTTGCATTCTTGCGGGCAACTTGCCAATAAAATTTTTTAAAGCGCCGGTATTTGGTTTTTTTATGGATCCAGCCATATATATTCCCGAAAACAAACTTCTGGATCGGGGCCGGCTCGATTATTTTCCCTTTTAAAATTCCTTTCCGGTGTTTGAATAATTTCATCCATTTAAAAAACCGTTCGGCTCTTTCTTCACTGAAAATATAGGGGAAATCCGGATTGTTTTTTTTTGATCGTTTAAGATCATTTAAAAATCTCTGGCAGGCCCAGCGATGTTTCTGGCAGCTGATAATTTTACCGGAAATTATAGCATCAGAATATTTTTTTAATTCAAAAAGTATTGCCATTAGATATATCCGAACCCGGCTTTTTGTAATGGTGATTCTTCGGGTTTTAATTTTCTTTTCGGTACATTTTTAGCACGGGAAGGTGGATTTAAATAAAGAATATTAGATAATTTTATCTGCAAATCCCTGGTCTTCAATAGAGCGGTGGTATATTTGATTTTCCCTTTATCCGTTTTTGCTTTTGCCCGGAGACCGATCAAGGTCCGTGCTTCTGAAAAAGTCTGACAATACATGGCAAGGATATCGATGTCGGCTGAAGTTATGAAATTTTCACCATCCGGACAATCATAAATCTTAATAAGTTCTTTCCATTTTGAGTGGGCAATAGCATCATCCTTAATAAAATCAGGCGGATTTAATTTATTAATGCCTATTTTTATTTCCGCCTTTTTTCGCTCCTCAATTTCGGCTTTTGTCAATCGATTGGGATTCCCCTGGATGAGTTGCAGCTTGATTGGTTTTGCATTACGTCCCATATTCGTTAAATCCTGCTAATTTCGTCATTTTAAATATTTATAAAACGAATTTTTTATGAGGAAAAG